GTGCATATTGGTGCCGTCGCAGTAGCCCGACAGGATGTCCGTGGCGTTAGCCGCCGTCGAAAACACGGGCTTCACGCCGGCCGACCACTTCCAGTTCGAGCTGAACGTGGGATCCCGGCCGCCCGTGCCGTCCTGAATGACCAGCAGCACCCAGGTGCCGCGTCGCATCTCCGTGGGCGTGGCGAAGTAGCGGTTGCCGGCGATCGTGACCTGCGCCGAGCTGCCGGAGTCCATCGCCCAATTCACGGTAGCCGCGTCCGTCAAGATCTGGTGCGTCATCGCTGGATTGGTGAGCGTGACGCCGGCCTGCAGGCTGGTGATGTCGGCGTTTGCTCCAGATGCCGCCGCCGAGATCACGGCGCGCGCCGCCGAGACGCTCGCGGCCTGGACGAGCGACTGCCCCACCGCCGAGCCCTGCAGCCCCGAGCAGCGCCAGCGCGCCGAGGTCGAATCGTATTGCAGCCACAGGAAGAAGTCTGGCGGCAGCGTGTAGTCGGCGAATAGCGCGAAGCGGTTGGCCGCGCTCGAGCTGCCGTTCTCGTCCTTCAGGACGATGTTCTGGCTGCCGACGTTGTGGATGAGGATGATGCGCCCCGAGGCGCCGCCTGCGAGTCCCGTGATGTCGCGGCTGGCGTCCGAATTGAGGCGCAGCACCGTCGCCGTGGACAACCCCGTGGGCGAGTAGTCGTTCTGGTTGGCTGTGATCTGCGACGGGCTGATGATGCTGGACAACCCGAAGGTGGTGCCGAAGATCGACAGCGGATCCACCGCTTCCAGCCCGGTGCCGCCAGAGTTGACACGGACGATCTTGAAGCCGTTGGCGGTGAGCGTTGGCAGCTTGTCGAATCCCGCCTCGATGAGCGAGAGCTCCGAGCGCATGACCGCCGAGCTGCCCGACGAGGAAGTCGCTGGGTTGCCGCTCGGTGTATAAAAGTTGTTGCTCATCCTCTGAGTCTCCCGCGCGGTGAGTGGTGAAGCAGGATGGAACTGACCGTAATCGGAGCCATGATCGACGAGTTGCTGCGCGCCGCCAGGCTGATGTTCTCGGCCTCGCCGTCGATCTCAAGGCTCGATGGCCCCAGCGTCACGCCGTCCCAAAAGAAGGCGTCCCAGGTGAAGGAGTCCCAAAACACCGGCGAGAAATTCACGCTGACCTGCGTGTCCACGGGCTGCGGGATGTCGGTCGAGGCGTAGCCCAGCGCGTAGCCGAACTGGAAGTTGGCGTAGCCAGTGCCTCGCAGCTCGAAGGTGGCGTCGCGGTATCGCTTGTTGACGCGCGGCGCGCCCTGGAAGTCGTAGGCGAGCGCGAAGTAGGCCTCGATCGCCGCGCCGTCGAAACTCGTTCCCTTCTCCATCTGGTAAACGTGCCCCGAGTCCGAGCCGAAGTAGATCGCCTCCGAGCCGTCGATCCGCTCGCCAGACCACACACAGCGCACCACGTTCGGGAAAAGCATCGGCATGATGCCGACCAGCCTGCCCAGCTTGAAGGTGAGGTAGTAGGCGCCGCCCGACGAGAAGAACAGGCGATACTGGTTGCTGTTCCTCGAGATGCAGGAGGCGATCGCCGTGGTGCGGGCCGCGTTGATCGAATTCTTGATGCGGTCGGTAATCGTCGCGGCGGTGAAGTTGCCGTAGTCCGCCGTGGTCTTCAGGTCCGTGATGCCGCGATCGTCCAAATACACCGAGTAGCCGATGTCCTGCATGGTGCGCGCGTAGGCGCCCAGCTCGTAGCGGTAGGTGTTCAACTGCCAATTGGACACCCCGGTGCCGTAGAGAATGGAGATCTTGTTGCGAGAGAAGATCGAAAGTGCGCCGCCGTCTGCGCTGCCAGGCTGCGCCAGGAACCCGGTCACCGTGTCCCCCATCGCCAACTCAGAGGCCCCGACCACAGGCGTCCAGACGTATGGCGTTCCTGGCCCCGAGTGCTGCACCGAAGGCCCGAAGGAAAAGAACAGGTGGTTCTTGTGGCCGAACACATGGTTCGGCGCGTCGCTTGCCATGCCCGTCGATATGGGGGCGAGCACCGTGCCGTCGAACTCGAAGCCGCGGTTCACGCCGTCGCAGCCGTAGACGCGCTTGGTTTGCGTGCCGCCGGCGAAGTTTTCGATGAAGAACTCGAAGTCGCCGTTGGGCGAGAGCGTGATCGCGGTCTGCGCGCCCGAGAGCGTGAGTGCGCCGCCTCCGGTCGAGGTCGCGGCCCCGGCGGCGAAGTTGCCGCCAGAGCGGCCGTTGATGACGAGCCGCCCAGTGTTGGTGCCGGATGCGAGCGTTCCGGTCTGCACAATGAGCCGCTGGATGGTGGCGGTCACGCCGCCTTGCGTGAGCGTGTCGCCTTCCCCGACGCTTGTGTTGGCGTTGGAGAAGCTGATCTCCTCCATCAGCGGCACGTTGACCCAGCCGCCGCTGGATGACTTGTAGATGTCCACAGCGGTCCCGCCGGCGTTGTTGCGGAAGGCGTATACCGTGTCCAGGTATTCCACCACCCCGCGCACACTGCCGGATCCAGGCACTGCCGAGATGTCGGCGCGATAGTTGTCGGCGGCGAGCCCGGCGTAGGTGGCATTTAGCAGCGGCGTTGCCGCGCCGCCGGCGACAGCGGCGGAAGAACTCACGCCCTTCACGGCCACCCCAACCCTTACGTTCTCGCCCGACTGCCAGGTGCCGCTGACTTTCGTCAGCACCAGGTAATTCGGCGAGGCGGTGGTCACCACCGCGAGCACCACGCCGGTGGCACCGCTTGTCTGCCCGTTCACCGTGTCGGCGACATTGATCGTGTCGCTGATGGTGAGATTCAGGATGTAGTAGATCGCTTCCGAAGGCTTGGGCTGGCCGCTGAATCGCTCGTAGCCGTAGATCCTGCGGTAGCCGCCCTCGCTGATGGCCTCGAAATTCTTCGCCTCGCGCACGAATCCTGATCCGAGCTCGTAGGGCGGCGTCACTTCATCCAGGCCGCCAATGAGCTTGATCTGGTCGGGCAGCACCCGGACCTGCGCGAGAGCGGCCTCGCCGCGGCGCATCAGTTGCTGGCCCAGGCCGAGCGCGCCAAGCCCGCGCGATGCTCTCACGCGAGCGCCCTTCCCAGGCGGATGGGCGGCAGTTGATCCTGCTCGAGCGCCCGCATCAGGCGCGAGGCTTCGAGCTTGGCCCTGGAGAGCACTTCCGGCGCCACCGAATTGAAGGCGTAGCGTTCCATGCCGTAGTAGACGATCAGGTCGTGGAAGTCCGCCGGCATGTCCGGCACATCGCTATCATCGTCCAGAGTCTGCGCGCCGCGCTGGAACCTGCCTGACACGGTGTAGACCGAGTTGGGCTTTGGCCCCAGCAGGAACTTGTTGTCGTCGTCCACCGTGATGTGAATGGGCTGGCCGTTGGTGCTTTGCTGGATGCCGAACTTGTAGATCCTGCGAAAGTCCTCGGGAGGCATCCAGATCAGCCGGTATTCGCCCGCCACCCCGCCGGATGTCAGGTAGCACTTCGGCGGGTCCAGCCGATCGTGCATCCACCACTGCCGGAACCTGTCGATCGCGCTCCCCGAGCGCGTGTCGGTGCAATCGCCGTATGCGTAGGCGTCGTCGTCAACGACGGTGTTGACCGTGAACCCCGAGCGCATCCAGCGCCAGTTGTTGTGGCGGATCTGAATGTCGCGCCAGGAGTCCGCCACCCAAGCCACCACCTTTTCCAGCACGCCAGACTGCGCCGTGACCGTGGACGGCGACGCCGTGACGCCGGGGATGCCGCACTCCCGGCGCATCTTCTGGCAGAGCTGCAAGTAGGTGGACACTTACGCGCCCTGCGTGATCGCCTGAAGCCAGGCCTGACCGCGTGGGCTGGGGTCGTGCAGCACCGACAGCGGATAGCGTTGCGTCGGCCGGATGGTGAGGCGGTTGAAGTCCACCTCCTCGCGCGCCGTGACGTCCTGCTGCACGGCGTTGGTCTGCGCGCGCAGCAGCACCTCGACGTATTTGCGCGGCACCATCGTCTTCTGGCCGCGCCAGATGTAGGCGTTGCGGCCGTTGACGCCGACCTGCACGGGGTCTTCCGGCTTGGGATCGGCCGACTGATGGATGACGATCGTCAGCATATCCTCGTTGAACGCCATCTCGGCTGCGTAGTCTTCGGCCTTCGGTCCTGACGCGACCGCGATCTCCGGCTGCTCGATCTCCACGCCACCCTGCGTTGCCTCGATGACCTTCTCTGGCGCCTGGTAGTCCCTGCTGTCCTGCTCCTTGCGTCGCATCGTTTACTCCTTCGTGAATCTCCCCCGCCCTCATCGGGCGGGAGAGCACTTCGCTGAAATTGCTTACACCGTTGCGGAGAACGGTGTCGCCTCGGTCCCGGTCGCCGCGCCGCGGATCTGGACGAGCCAGAAGCCGGGCTTGGCGTCCACCAGCTCCACCTTGTCGCCGATGATCCCGCCGGTGGTGGTGCCGTTGAAGGTGATGGTGTCGTCGCTCGCCGCGGTCTCGAACGCCTGCAGGGTAGCGCCCGCGTCCTGCGACTGCAGCGCCAGGCCGTTCATCACATCGGTCGAGTTCGCCACCTTGATCGTCATCGACCCCGAGGTGACCGTGGTGCCGACATGGATCTCGAATTTCGCGCCGCTCCCGATCGCGGCCGGCAGCGTGACCTGGAAGCCGGTGGCGTTGTTCAGGATGATGGGCTTGTCCGCGTGCTGCCTGACGTTGAGCACCGTCGCGCCCGTCAGCGTGACCGAGCGGTTGGTGTCGAAGACCTGCCCGCTGGGCGCAATCAGCTCCTTGGTGATGGCGAGGTTCGCCAACCTGTTCCACAACGATCTCATGTTCGTTCTCCTGTCTCATGCGCCACGTAGGGCGCTTCCAGCCGTGCGCCGTAGCGGACGGCGTGCCGGGCAAGGCAAAGCGCGCGAGGCGGCGCCACCCGCCCCGCGCCTGGCTGCATTACGACGTCTGCGGCCGGTCGGGCAGCGTGAGCAGGTCCACGACCGTGTGCGTCATGCCGGTCGTGTTCCAGTTGCTCGAGCCGAACGTGAA